ATATTAACTTCTTTCTTTGCAATTTCTTTATATTCAGAAGAAATACTGTCTTTATTTCCTGTCAGCATGTTAATATACTTAACTCTGTCCTCATCAGGAATACCAATATGATGATTAAAATTATCTCTAAGTGCTCTAATCATATCAATTGGATTAATACAGTTTTTATCTTCTTTCTTTCCAAGCGCAACATCAAAAGCATTAATGATAAATCGTGGTGAAATACCTTCCATGCCTTCGCCTTGTCGTTTTCCTTCTTCAATAAGATCACGAACATCAATATCTTCTTTATTAAAATGTTCGCTTACTTCTCCATTATATAATTTCATTTTTTCAATAAGAGAACTAACTCGAGTAGAAGGAACCAATCTTGAAAGTACAGCAAATTCCGCGGCAACTTTCAAAGTATAAGGAGCAATATGAATATGATTAAAATCTGAATCCACAATCATACTCTTATAAATCTCAATTTCATGGTCAACTACCAAATTCCAAGGAACCTGTACTTTATACATTCTATCGTGAAGTGCTTCGTTCTTTCTATCACTTCTAAATGTATCAAATTCTGTCTGATTAGTGTGAGACAAAATCAATGTATCAATATAAATTTGTGGAAATCCAGGTGATTTAATAACCTGTTCTTGTGCGGCGGAGATTAGAACATAATGAAATTTAATATCTGCCTTTAAAATTTCTACATATTCAATCATTCCACCATTAGCAACCTGAAGTTCTCCGGTAAAATCATATGCACGTGGATCAGTTTCACCATGAATTGCCATTTTTGACATATTAATACGACCAATAAGTTCACTAATATCCTGGCTATTATGGTTTATAATACCATTAGCACAAAAAGAATGTGATGTAGGTATGTTAATATCATAAACTTGAAGATAACCAGAATCGCTGATTTTGTCAACTTGTAACCATATTGTGTTTATATCGTTAGCAAGATGTTCAAGAATGCTAACTTCTTCCGAATAAAAATTCATATTTTTTAGTATATCAACAAATTTCAATACTGTATTTCTTCTTGGGTTTCTACCCCATGTCGAATATGATTTATATCTTTCATATTTTGAAAGATGTTCAATTTTATAAATAGGACCATTAATTTTTTTTATTTCATTAAAAATTTCAGTAAATAGTGGTTGTGTATTAGGAATTATATCCCAGTTTGAACAATTTTTATTCTCAACAAACAATCCATTATCTGTTTTTTTATCTAACATTGATGGTATTAATTCAACAATTTTTAATGTTTCATCGCCTGTCACTTTTAATCCATAATTTACAAAACCATCTTTTGATGTGTATTTTTCTTTTGATGATACAATACCAAAATTAAGTAAAACAATTTTTAATTGATCTATTAGTTTTTTATTTTTTGAACTATAACCAAATTTATTACTTTTTAAAATCCCTCTTGTGCTTATTGTTCCGTCCCCCCAAAAGAGACCTTCCAAAAAAGCAATAACATTTTCTTTTGATGATTTTCTTATAATATATGGAATATCTTTATTTCCAGCACCATGTTTTATTTCACAAATATTATCTAAAAAAGCACAAAGTTTAACAGAAGATACACTGTTAGCTCTTTTATAACTTTTTGGTTTAATATTAAATACTGAATAAAAGCATTTGTTAAAATCATTTTTCAAATTTTCACTTAAATTTGAAAACCACATACTATATTTATCATGTGATCCTTCTGATACCAAATATCCTAAAACCTTTGATAGTTCAGGTGTCAATTTTTTAGGAAAAACCATATCAGTATTATTTCCCCTTGAATTAGGTCCATTATAAATAAATTCTGGTAATTCATTATCATTACCAAACATCATTTGACCTCTTTTTAATCCAATATAATCACCTTTTTTTATGTCTTTTGCTTTACACCATCTTGGATGCCCATCTTTCATTACAAGTAATGGATGTATTTTTGTTACTTTTTCTTGATATCCCATTTTTGTTATAATTTCCAATGTTTCTTGAATTCCATTATTATAAAAATAAGATGCTTTTTCTTGACCATCTACGCCGTCTATAATCATATCAATAGGTAAATTTTCATTTTCTTTTGCTTGATATATTTCTTGTAATTCAGAAAAATCCAACATACCTTTATCTGAAAGTATAATAGTATCATAAGAAACACATTTTGGATCGCTTGGTTGAAATGTACCAATTCCCATTGTTCGTTGTTCTGAAAAATTAACTAATTCAACGGGTACTTCATCCCACCTTACTGCACCATTTTCATCAGTATATTCAGTATCAATCATTTACTGACATACAGGACAAAGATGGCCTTCAATATTAACACCCAATTTTTCATTCCAATATTCTCAATTTTCTTCTGGAATTAAATGAAGTGGTTCTTCATGTAATGGGCATCCTTTAATTATATATTTTTCAGTATCATCACGTTCTAATCCTTTTTTAATCATACCCGCAATAGTTGATTTTCCAGAAGCAACAGGTCCAACCATCATAAGAATTCGTTTTCCGGTTTCAGTTCTATGAGATGCGGCCTTCAAGAATTTCATAATATCATGAATAGGTTCATATGCTCCTTTAATTCCATGTTTATGAAAAAAATCATATTCTACCATATCCCCATATCCAGTTGTTTTAAAACGTTCTTCAACTGGAGAAGTACCTTCCTTCATTATCATATTATAAATACGTCCGGGTGCAAATTTAGCAATTTCCGGGTTTTTTTGTATTTTTTCAAGATATTGAATTACTTTACCTTTCCATTTTTTAATCTTCACAGTACTTTTTTGTTTATCAATTTCTTTTTTAAATTCTAATTCAAAAGACATTTTTATTTCCTTTCATTTTTTAATTTATCATTCAATTTGTATTGGTTCGTCTGTTTTGCCGATAATCTTCAAAATATCTTCTCTATTTGCTAAAATGATATTTTGGTTTTGCGGTTGTGATTTTTTAATTTGTTTCATTTTCAATTCATCATATTTATATTTTATCAATTTTTCACGAAGTTGTAAATACATTTTATAATTAGTGCTAGTAATAATTTCCTTATTAGCATTTGTAATACTATTTATTACTGCGCCAGCAACTTCCGCCATTCGTGCTGACATATTCCCACCTGTCATTTCTTCCTCAACAAGCTCCAATATATCATTAGCTTTATTTATATTATCTATAAGTGATTGCTCAGCATCGTGGTCTATATCTTTATATGAATCATCTACTACTCTACTATCCATAGTCTCTGATTCAACGTCAAATATTTCAGACAAATTTTCTCTATCAAGTTCTGTTTCCATTTCATATACTCCTTATTTTATATTCTTGACTTTATTTATCACGAAATATTATTTTTAATAATACAATATTTTGAGTATATTGTAAATTATAAAAATATATTTTTTCAAATAGTTTACTTTATTTTTAAATGTGTTACAATATACACACTGTTAACAAGGAAGGAAGATGTATATTTATAATAATATAATGTATACAGTGTAATGTATTAGTGTAATGTATAAATAATAAGATAATATAAGGAGTAATTAATGAAAGTTGTACTTAAGATAATGTTTAATGGTTTAGGTGATAATATATGTATTACACCTGTAATAAGAAAGTTGTATAAAGCACACAATGATAAATTAATAATTATATCTAAATATCCAGAAGTATTTAAAAATAATCCATACGTAAATAAATCATATAAATTAGATAAAAATTTAAAAAAAGTCTATAATTCACAAGATATAATATATGTTTTATCCTTAGATAAATTCAAAGGTGAATATTATACTCTTGAATTAAAGCATAATTGTATGGATATAAGACAATATTATGCTTCTTTAATGGGATTTAATTTACTTCCATTAGAAATGGAATGTGAGTATCATCCAGATAGATATAAAATAATAAGTAAATTACCAAATGAATATATTGTAGTACATCCAACTCAAACTTGGCCTTCGCGAACATGGGATAAAGAAAAATGGCAACATTTTATCAAAAAAATTAATTATCCTGTTGTAGCTGTAGGTAAAGATAGCTCCGAAGTTGGATTTTTTAATGTAGAAAAACCAGTATTTGATATTGTTATAGATAATGGATTAAACCTTATTAATAAAACTGACATATCACAAACATGGCATGTTCTTAATAGAGCTAAAGCTATAGTTACAATGGATTCAGGTGTACTTCATTTAGCTGGTACTACTGATACACCTATTTTTCAATTAGGAAGTTCTATTAATCCATTATTTAGAGCACCATATAGAAGTGGAACCCAACAATATAAATATCAATATATAAAAGGTGATTGTAATTCTTATTGTGCTTCTGATATGAAACATGGAGTAAAAGAATGGGGGAATGTATATGGTGTACCACCACTTGTTAATTGTTTAGAAAATAAAAAAACTTTTGAATGTCATCCATGTGTTACTGATGTGGTTAATTGTATTAATGAATCGGAAATATTAAATGGACATGAAGAAAAATGTGATATAGTTGTTGAAAATAACATACCTTCGATATCAGATCGTCCTTTAAAGAATATTCTTTTTATATCACCTCATTTATCAACTGGTGGGCTTCCACAAGTATTGTTGGAGAGAATTAGGTGTTTAAAAAAATCTCGATTATATAAGATTGGTGTAATTGAATGGACAAATTTTTCTGATACATTTGATGTACAAAAAAGTAAAATTAAAAAAATTGTTGATTATTTTAAAACCTTACCAAGTGGTGATAATAAAGAAACAATATATCAATATTTAAAAGAATTCAATCCAGATATTATTCATTTTGAAGAATTCCCAGAACATCCAGTATATCATAATGTAGATAATTCATATAAATCCACATTAAGAACTCTACATGATATTAATGTAAATTATCACTATAAAATAGTACATACTTGTCATACGAGTAATTTCTATCCAGATGCTAAGAAATATAATCCTGATAAGTATTTTCTTGTTGGTGATTATCATAGAGAATTGTTTAAAGATATCATTAAAAATGTTCCATATGAAGTAATAAATTATCCAATAGAAAAAAGTAATATAACTTTGGATAATCCGTTTAATCCATCTAATACAATTAATAACTTTATTATAGTTGGATTATTTAATAGTAATAAAAACCAAGGATATATTTTTGATTTAGCTAGAAAAATTGGAAGTAAATTTAATTTTTATTTTATAGGTAATATGGCTGAAAATTTTAAAGATTATTGGAAACCATTAATTACAAATAAACCTGATAATTGCCATATTTTAGGTGAATTACATAACATAAAAAAATATTTTCAACATTGTGATGGTGTTATATTACCGTCATTAGAAGAATTTAATCCAATTATTATATATGAAGCTATGGGATTTAATAAACCTATATTTGTAAGACCCTTAAAGGCATATGATTATATACCAGATGCTGTTTTTAATTATTTATCAGATAATATTGATAAAGATTGTAAACTTTTTGAATCTAAACTATACAAATTAGGAAAAAATGATAGTACAATAAATTTATATAATGAAAAAGTACTAAATTTCTATGATAATATTGTTGATATTGATAATAGAATTATAGAAAAAAAAGATAAACAAGAAGTATCTAACAATAAAATTGAATTTTCTTTTAATATTCAACCTAAATGTGAAATATTAGGTGAAGATTCAAAATTATATGACATAGAATTTGTAGACACATCTAATGATATTATAGTATACAAAACTAAGATTGGGAATAATCATTGGTGTGCTTGTACTCGTAAATGGTATACTAAATGGAAAATAAACGTATATCATAATAAAGCTTTAATTGAGAGCTGTGATTTTGACCTACTTGGACGTAGAGTACGTATAGGTTTTGACAGCAAATCGCTGGGAGACAGTATTGCCTGGATGCCTTTCATAGATGAGTTTAGGGAACTTCATAAATGTGAGGTAGTGGTTTCTACATGTCATAATAATTTATTTGAAGAAAAATATAAGAATTTAATTTTCGCTAAACCTGGTGATGTTGTTAAAGACATATATGTATCATATAATATAGGTATTTTTAAGGATAGTTTTGATGGTAATTTGAATGTATCAGATACAAGAAAATTACCACTTCAGAAAATATGTACTGATATATTAGGTCTTGAATATAAAGAAATAAAACCAAAAATTAAAGGAGAATTATATGCGTAAATCTGTTTGTATATCTATTCATAGTACTTGTCAATGTAAATATTGGAATAATAAAAATGGATGGAATAATGTTGTTAAATATTTGAGAAACAAAAAATATAATGTAAAACTTATTAACAAAGAAAAAGGTAATTATATGGGCAATGTCCAACCAAAAAGAGTTATTGATAAAACTGGGGATTTCTCATTAGATGAAAGAATTCACGATTTAAGAGAATGTGATTTTTTTATTGGAACAAGCTCAGGTTTATCCTGGCTTGCATGGGCAATTGGTGTTCCTGTTATACTTATATCAGGTCATACTAAACCTTTTTATGAATTTAATTATAATTGTATTAGATTACATAATGATAATGTTTGTAATGGATGTTGGCATAATCATGATTTTGATAAAGGTAGTTGGAAATGGTGTCCTGAAGGTAAAAATTTTGAATGTACGCGAACAATTACTGCTCATATGGTAATAGAAGCAATAGATAATACAATTGAGAAGATTGAAAATTTAAAAAATAACAAATATAACTGTAGTGACATAACTAGCACAGATGATGATTTGACATTTATATCCCATAATTACAGTAAATATATAAAAGGTAATATTCTCGAAATTGGGCCGGGATATGACGGTGAAATAACACAATATTTAAATGAATACAGTGATAATTTATCACTTGTTGATATTAACGATGATATAATAAAAAAATGGGAAAAACATCTTTTATATATTAATAGTTATGTTAATAATGGTATATCATTAGACATGATTCCTAATAATTCAATAAATTTTATTATATCATGGAATTCGTTTATTCATATGAATAAGTATGTTATAAAAGATTATATATCACAAATGTATAATAAATTAAAACCGGGTGGTTATGGTTTAATTAATCATAAAGATAAAGATATATACAATGAATCAAAACTTATTGTGTTAAATCAAACCAAGCACAATGATAATTATGTTACATTATTTAAAACTTCAAACTTTATTAAACCACCTTTTAAATATCAAGATATAGATTATAATGATATTTTTATACGAGGTGATTATGAACATGAAGAATGTATTGTGAAAAAAGGTGATATAGTTGTAGATATGGGTGCTAATATAGGGGTTTTTAGTAATTATGCTATAAGTAAAGGCGCTAAAATGGTATATTCAATAGAGCCCGAAAAGAAAAATTTTAACACTATGTTGAGTAATCTACCAGAAAAATGCATTCCTTATAATATTGCTATTTCTAATGAAAATGACACTGTTGATTTACATGTTGATAAGTATTCTGGTGGTCATTCTATATTGGAGAGAAACCATACAAAAACTGGTGAAGTTGAATCAGTTTTTACTTTTACTTTTGATGATTTTATAGAAAAGAATGATATTTCTAAAATTGATTTTTTAAAGATTGATACTGAAGGAGCTGAAGGTCCGATATTTGAGGGTCTATCTGATGATAATTTACTTAAAATAGATAAAATAGCTATGGAATATCATCATATGGTAATGCCAGATAAGTATCCTTGGCAAAAACTGAGAGATAGATTAGAAAAATGGTATAATTGGCACAGAATTGAATTTATTGGTGGTGGTCTATCAATGATGTATTTCTGGAAAAAATAATAAAAAAAGGGAGTGAACATTTAAATATCCACTCCCTTTATTATGTTTATCTAACTTCTTTCATTATTATCTAACAATCAAATTAATGATTATTGAGGTATATTTGAAAGAGAGATCAGTTGATAAAATTCTTTAGCACCAAAGATATGAGTATGAATAGCATATCTACTCATCAAACCAATTGTTGGTTGGAATGGATTTTCAAAAGTTGCTTTACTTGCCAACAGTTGAATATAAGGTAGATAAATTACACCAGTATCATATTCAGATGGTCCTTTATATCCTAAGATAAATTGATCTGCTGTTTGGAAAGTATCACGATAAACTGTCATACGTCCGTCAAGTGAACCAATTCTTGATACACCAGTAGGTGCGGTATTAACGTCTGATGCTACTGGAGCGATTACGAAAGCTGCTAATGTTTCAAGAATAGCAACGGCTCTCGGATTACCTACAATCCAATTACCAGAACCACGTCTCGTGTTTACAGCAATATCTTGAGATCTACGAAGAATGTAATGATATAACTCTCTATAACGTTCCATTTCCCAACGTCCCTTGATACCTTGTGCAGATGCCAAGAAATCCCAATCTGTATCGTATCCACTTACTCCATCTACAGTTGTTTGAATAGCAGTAATAAGCTCTCTATCAATTTCAGCTGTGATTTCATAAGAAAGAATATCCATCATTTCTTCTTCAAGTTCAAGACCGTGCATAGCTTTCAAATCTTGTGCAACTTCAAGAGACCAACGACTTCTAAGCTTACGAGTTGTAGCTTCAACTTGAGCTTTTTCAACTGTTAAGTTTACTTCTCTGATTTGTGTTCCTGTTCCAATACCAAGACCAATGTCGTTTCCAACACCAGTACCAGCTTTTGAACCAAGAGTTTCACCAGCAGAGGTTACATATGATCCAGAATAATCTGCATCAAGATTATTGTAACCAAGTTCTGTAGTACCTGCAGTATAATCACCAGCAGTCGTACCAGCTTTAAATCTCAAAGCAAAAGCAAGACCAACAGGGCCTGTAAGAGGTTGAACACCAACAAGTTGATGAGCTACCAATTCAGGAAAGGTTCTACGAACCATAGGTACAGCTATTTTATGAAACATTCCAGATGTAGAATAATCACCAGCGCCAAGACTATCGGCACCTGTTGCATATCCGGTTGTTTCTGTCATATACTGATGTTGATTCTCCAACATGATTGCAGTGGTTTTTCTAACTTTATCAGTTTTAAAACCAGCACCTTCATCAAGGATATCTTTCCACTTTTTCAATAAGTCTTTTATATCCATCTTTATTTTTCCTCCTAATTGATTTAACAATTAATATTTTATATTTTATTTTCTCTAAGCACTTGTACGTATTGTTTTAGATGTTGTTTGAATGGACTTGAATTTTCATCTAAGTCATCGTCGTCATCTTCTTTCTTTTTCTTGTCGTCATCATCGTCGTCGTCGTCATCGTCGTCTTCTTTCTTTTTTTCGTCAATGTCAACTTTTCCTTTTCCTTTCTTTTCGTCATCATCGTCATCTTCTTTCTTTTTCTTGTCATCATCATCATTATCATCGTCTTCATCATAAGCTTCGATAATAATTTTAAATTTACGATCAATTTCAGACTTTTCAACAATACCTTCAAGCATGTTCAATACATGTTTTTTCTGTGATTCAGTCAATCCATCACATTTTTGTCTTAAATAAAGCTCTGATGCCATTTCTTGAGCGTCTTTTTTGATATCAAGACCTTCTGAAATATTTTTATCCAAATCATCACGCAACTTTTGAATTTCATCTTTTGCTTCTTTAAGAATTGATTTAACTTCATTGTCAAGTAAACCTTCGTCTATACTTAAACGAATTTTAAATTGTTCAATAAGGTCATCATAAAGTTCCCCTTTTTTAGCATATTCAAGAACTTTAGTAGGTATATTCATTTCTTCATCAAGAACTGAATCTACAAAGTTTGAAAATTTTGAAGTAATATCTTCTTTATATTCGTCAAACTTTCCTTCATATAAATCAACTAATCTTTCTTTTTCTTCTTGAAGTTTAGTCTCTACCAAAGCAGATGCTTGAACTTCAATTATGTCTGTAATTTTTTCTTTTATATCGCTCTGTGCTGCTTCATCTAACTTTGCAACGCCAAGCATTTTAAGAAGTTTATCCATTGATTTTCTAAATCCTCCTATTTATTTATTTCTTTGCTTCTTTGATTATCTTTATTTGCTTATATTTATTAATAACTATATTTTTTGTTAAAAAATGACATAAACGTTTAATAGTAAAGTTATTGTTTGTTGCCTTTCATATAATCATTATGTCGTTTTAGCATATCAAGTATATGTGATTTCATATAAGATAAGTGAGCATATAAAGATTCACCTTGAGCATGAATTGCTCTTATATCCATAGAAAAATTAATAAGTCTACTTATATCACTTTTATCAATTCCCTTTTTTGCTTCATTTAAATCAATATTCATATACTTTTCATATAATTTCATTATATCACCTTCTCAATTTGTGAAATAACTTGCCAAATTTGTCTCTTATGAGCTTCTTTAGCATCTTCAAGTGTTAATTTCTTTTTTGTTGCTTCACCAGGCCATTCTTTACTTTCATATACACCATTAACCCACGAAGGATTATTTGATGGGTCAGTAACTAAATCCCAAGTTATAAGATTAAAATCTTCATTAACATATCCATCTTCTGATACAGTACCTAAACCTCTTGAACTAATACCCATTTTGCCTTCTTTAACTAACGTTTTAGCAATTTTACCCATAGGAGTATCCAATAATTTAGATTTTCCATATAAATCATTACCACGCCATTCGAGAGTTTTTGTAAGCATAGCAATTTTATCAGGATTAATTTCTGGATTTGGTGGATGGCCTAATTCACCCCAAAGTGAACCTTTTTTAACTTTTTCTTGAATTTTTCCTACTTCTCTTTCAAGAATATCTTTTTTATACTTACGGTTATTATTATTAACTATTTCAGCAGAGCTGAAAATACCAATAATATTTAATCCAGCAGACTTTGATTCTGATATTTCAAAATCATGTGATAATTCTGTTATAAGTTTTAAACTCATTTTATTAATTCTCCTAATTATTTTATTCTCTTTGATAAAGATAATATCTTAACCCAAAGTTTATCCCATTCCGCATCAATTTCATCTATTAATTTCTCAGTTTTTATATCATCAGCAGATCTATTGTCTTCAAAATAATCAATAATTTTAAACATATCAGATTCAACTTTATCCAGTTCTTTAGAATTGATTTTCTCAACAAGCATTTTTTCGTATGCTTCTTGTATTTTGTCATGCATCATATTTAAATTCCTATTATAATTTTTTTGTTAATGATATTATTTTATCCCAAAGTTTTTCCCAATCCTTATCAATTCCATTTAATACTTTTTTCAAATCTCTACCTTTAAGATCAAAACGTATTGAATCAACTCTATCTTCTATTTCTTCAAGAAAATCAGCCATAGCATCATTAGCTTTTCCCATATCATTAAAAGTAGTTTTTTCTACAAGCATTCTATCATAAGTTTCTTGTAGTTTGTCTTTATATCTATCTATTATATTACTCATATGTATTTCCCCAGTTTCATTTTATTAAAAGCCTTCAACGCAGTCATTGCATTATTATAATCTTTACTAAATGCAGTTTCGTGAGCTAATAACATAACTAAAGCACTCAAATTATTAGCAACACCATATTATTTTTGTTTTAATTCATCTGCGAATTTATCATCCATATTTTTTATAATTTCTTGTGGAGTAAATTTATCTTTATAACTTGTCGCTTCAAGCATTTTTTCATATAATTTTAGTATGTTATCGTCAGTCATTTAATTCTCCTTATTCTTCTTTTGGGGTTATAGGATTTTTAAGTCCTAATTTCTTTTCTATGAAATCTTCTTTAGTTGATTTAAATTCTTTTGATAGAATTTCTTTAGCATCCATAAATTTATCATTTTCAAAACTATCTAAAGCTTTTCTAATTTGTTTATTATCTATTCCCATTTTACAATAATCTCCCATCACATTTATTTACATTTTTAATCTATATGTTATTTATGTTATTTATATTTTTTGTGTTCTTTTAATCATCGTCTTCTGTAAATCTATATTTATGTCTACTATTTTTTCTTATTTTTTATTATATGTCTCACACTCATTGCTGTTACACCAACAGCATATTTTGCATCATTATAAACATCTTTAATAAGATCAAGAGATTTTGGTGGAAATTTTTTCCCACTATCTATAATTTTTTTCATTACTATTTTTAAATCTTTTTCATTTTTAGATTTCTTTATTAATTCTTTTTCTTTTCGGCCTGTTTCTTTAGATTCTTCATCAAATAAATCCTTCCATACATTTTGTATACCCATCCCTATTGTACCAACAAGCCATGATAAACCACCTTCATTAATTTTTCCTTCTTTATTTATATATTCTTTAAATTTCATAGTTTATCCCATTATCCCATTATTTTTAATCATCATCATCCTCTGTGAATCCATATTTCTGATCTTTTTTTCTGCCTTCAACGTTTTCCTTAATGTCTTCATCTGTCCATTTTAAATATCTTTTCATAAGAAAATACTTACTCATTTCATCTCTATCAGCTAATGATTGATAATTACTATGTCTTGATTCAATAAAATTTGCTTCCATTTGTTCTTTATACTTGGAAGGTGGATTCATAGTAACTGATAATTTTTTACTGTTCAATTCATATTGTCTTTTTAATCCCTTAAAATCTAAATGAATCAAAAACAATTCAGTCATTTCCTTACAGAATTTTTTTTGATTTCTTTCAAGAAACTTACTCCATTTTATCTCATCTCTTGAAATTTCACCAGTATTACCACCACCAAACATTATATCTGCATCTCTATTTTCTTGTCCAGCGGATACTCGTGATATAGGGTATTTTAAAGATCTATATAGTTTTCTTGCAAAGTAGTAAACATCATCCAATTCAGAAAATCCAGCAGAGTTGCCTCCGATTGTTTCTATTTGACTTCCACATCCATCAGCAGATTGAGGTACATAATAGTTCTCAAGTAAGGAATTTCTAATGAATATAAGAGTTTTAGAGTTTTGACTAACAGCAAAGTTATGATTACCTTCAACTGTTATACATCCCGTATCATCCAATTCATTTAAATATTCTATTTTTGTAACTTTGTGGTTATAATTAAAATTATATTTAAAATCCACATAATTATCAAATCCAAGAATGTTTAAAAATCTTTTTAATACACGTCTTGTTATGTTTACTACTTTTTTACATCCTCTGCCGTAATTTATTTTATTTATATAATTAACAAATATTGAATTATTTGTTAATATATTTAAAAAATCATCTCTTTTTGGTTTATTATTATCATTAAATATCTCACAAAATTTATCAACTATAAAATCATCAAATATTAATGTTTTCATTTCTGACATTTTCTTTTTTTCTTCTGGATTAGACCATCTTTTTAATTGATAATCTCTTGCTGCTTGTTTTTGTTTTTCTCTTACTTCAGGTGTATTTAAAACATTTAACATTTTTTGAGCTTTTTTTTGTTCTATATTTGTTTTTGTTATCCATTCAGATTGTCGTTTTTTATTTTCTGGTATGGAATGCCATTTTTTCAAACCATCTTGAATTAATTTAAGTTTTCTATCATAATCATTAACCCACATTTGTTTTAGTGTGTTCTTCATTTTATCCATTGCAACTTTATCATTTTTTAAAGTTTCACGGCCTCGGCATACAGCATCATACATATAATCATAATTTTCTCGCCATGCTTTCTTTACACATTCAGAATGCATTGTAGAATGTTGAACACGATGCATTCTTAATAAATTACTTGGATTGTTATCAAAAGCATTAAAATTTTTATGATGATCAACATAATACTTTTCTTTTTTACCATTAAAATAAGTCGATACAAGATTATGAGTCCAACACCATTTATTTGTTGATGGATTATACACCATCTCGTATTCATTTTTTACATTACTTCTTATTCGTTCGTTTTTCTTATATAAAGGCATTAAAGATTGGTTCAACAATAAATTATCTGCTCTACATGTAGATCCATCTCTTAATATAAATTTATGATCATATGTTACATCAATATAATTATCATCCATCCATACTCTAATAAGCTTTTCATTTTTTCTTGTTATTTTAGCATTAACTATTTTACCAGGTTCTATATTTTTTGTTTCTTCATTAATAGAATACACCCAATTTTCCTTTCCATCTTCATGTTCTTTAATTATTTCATTGAGTGTTAAATATCTACCATCTAATAACGGAATTTCTGTATTATTTCTTATACATAAAATTTCGGGATCATTTGATAACGTACCAGTTGTTGGATTATATGACTGTTTTTTAGTCATTTTTTGTTTAATTTTTTCTACATATTTTAAAGCTTTATCTCTCGGCATGTTTCCTGTATCAATTCTAAACACAATTCTTTCAGGTGCTCTAATAATTCTATATATAACAACTGATGTTTCTAATAATTTCAATTGATTATAAGGAATTTTCGCTTTTTCAAGATATCCTAAAACTTCATATTTACTTTGCCCATATACACCATTACTGACAAATCCAATTTGACCCGGATAAAATAATATCACATCATCACGTTTTTCTAATTCTTCTAATGATGATGGTCTTATTGATCGTTTACCTGATAAATATTGATAATAACATTGTATTTTCCCAGTCATTGGATCGTACATATAATCCATTGTTTCAGCTGGAAGTTTTTTCATGTTTATAATTCCTTGTTTTGGATGCCTTGTGTCGATTACTCTTTCATAAAAAACTCTACCATCAACATAAAAACTATAAATCATATCCCATAATATTTCCTCAACATCAATCCTTTCTTTAAATAATTCATTAAATTCTTTTGTTAAATTATTAATAATATTTTCATTATTAACTAAATCGTCATCTTTTATATTTAAATGAAGAATATTTTCTTCTTCATCAGTTTGTGTTGATTCATTTGTAGCATCTTCAATAACATCGGCAATTTCAGTCATGCTAGACATTTGTCTATATTCATTCATTCTTTGTATTTCATTTTCAAAATGCTTATCTATATAACTACTATAAAAGGTATTAAAACTTTGAAGTCCTACATTACCAATTCCCTGCATATCTTGGACACTTTCCCATCCTTCACCTTTTGTTGCCATAATACTTTTAATTGTGGGCATTGGTTTTTTTTCAAATGCTTTAATTGATTCGTCGATTACTTCTTTGTTAACATTTTTTTTCTTTCCGAAAAGACCTGATAAATTCATTATTTTCTCCTATTTTTTATTACATATACACATATTTATACTTTGTTATTATTTGATTATATAATTTTTAAATTTTTTATCACATCTTAAAGTATGTTCCTTGTCAGGAGTATTTGATAATGCTTCTCTTAATGATATAATATCTAATTTATAATCAGCTTTAAATTCTTTCCATTCGTTACAAAGTAATTTAACACTTGCTGTAAGTGTTGTTAAGTTGTCGTGGTCTTCTAAATTTTTAATTTGTTTTTCCATTTTACCGCCCAGATTTAATTCAGATTTAATTTACTACTTCTATTTATACAAACAAATTAAATTACATCCTTCCAAACATCACCAATATTGATTTGTATGGATAATACATCTTTCCAAACATCACCTATATTGATTTTATCAAGAATGCAATCATTTTTTTAAAAATTTTACCAAGTGCGATCTTGCTGGCATTATCCAATGTTGTTTCCTGAAGCCTGTCTTTTACCCAATCCTCTGCCTGAGTTAATGTTACTCCAACCATGTCTGCTGTTTCAGTATCAAGTTCTTCTTCTCTGGTAATTTCAGCAAGAATTTCAGCACCAGTCAATCCTTTGTATTTGTCAGTAACTTCAATATAGTCGTAATCAAATACAGTTCTTGTATT